CGATGCCCCCGTGATGAGGTTGTACGGGAAGCTGTCAGAGCCCGACCCCCGCCTCTTGGCAAATGCGAACGTCGGCTCAAAGCCAAGGCTCAGATCGGTTCCGGCCGCCGAGAAGTTGCTGAAGCAGTCGTCCCCGCCAAGCAGGAACATGACGTATTGCTTGCCGCTCCCGTTGATCTGCGCGTGACTGCCGAGCGTCACATCGGCGGATGTCGGCGCCGTGTTGTTCCACTGCTGGGAGCTAGAAGACACATTGTTCTGGCTCCCCAAAAGCAGGAAGCCAAGGCCGGCAAATTGCTCCAGGTGCGTGAACGGCAGGGTGTTTGCAGAGTCGTCCAGTTGACGGACGAAATGCATCTTCGGCGCGGAGTCGAGAGTATGTCCGATGGCATGGCCCGCCGTACCGTTGCCGGTATAGGTCTGGATGTCGAAGTTCCCCAGCGACTTCTTGAAGACGTAGGCCATGTACGTCCCGCCGAGGGTGGATGTCGGCAGGTATATGACCCCGTTCGCGTAGAAGACCGCCGTCGAGATGACCGGGTTGTCAGGTGTCCCCGCGACGACGTTCGTGTTGCCCATCTCGTAGACATCGCCGTCAGCATCGACCTTGAAATACATGCGGACCGGCTCGGCCGCGTCTTGACGGACGACCCACACCAGACCGCCTTCGCTCAGGTCCAGCGATTCAAAAGCGGAGACGGTCCCCGTGCCAGGAACCGACACGTAATCGAACCACTGGGAACCCGGCGTCACGGGCCTCGTCGTCGTCGAGACCTCGAAGCGGTATTGAGGAATCGAGCCGCGCCGGTCGGTCAGGTCGCGGCCGACGAACACCATGTACGCGGTGCCGCGGTAGGCCGGGGTATCTGGCGCCGCGCCAAAGGGCTCGGGGCCAGCCTGTGTCATCAGGAACGGGTCCGGCATCTGGTCCTCGGTGCCGAGGTAGATCCCGCAGCCAAAGAACCACTTCTCCGACTCGGCGATCATCGTGGAGCCGGCGCGCATGTCATAGACGAGCTTGTCGTCTTCCCAGATCCGCAGGACGCCTACGATCGGCCCCTCGCAGATGCGGATCGCGTAGGTTCGGATGCAGATTTCGTTCGACTGCTTGGGCTCGCCACCCTTGCCGCCAGAGATCACATCGCCTTTGACGAGCCGGCCGGATTGGATGATGTTGCCGGTGACCGAGGCAGTGCCGTAGATGATGGCGCGCGGGGCGCCCTCTGCGCTGGTCTGCACGCCGGTTTCGCCGATGCGCGGGCCTTGGTTGATCTCCGGGTCGACAGCCTGCCCGATGATGGAGCCGACGGCGAAGCCGAGCTGCGGCATGCCGAAGAAGGCGCCGACGACGCCGCCGACGACGGCTAGAGCGGTGCGCGCCATTAGACGGCCCTCCGAAACACAGCGACAATGCGGCGCCGGTACTGGTCGACCAAACCAACTTCGACCACGCGCGAAACGCCAGGCTCACCGTCCGCATGGATCAGCGACAGGCCGTGATGCGGGTCGTCCCCGATGACTCCTAGATGGTGCGGCTGGACCGCACCGAACGCGGCGCTGGTCATGACGACGATGTCGCCGACCTTCGGGCCATCGAGCACCGGGTCGCCGAGCGCCGCGCGCAATCCATCCATCAGCCCATCGCGGTGTGGAGTGCGGCCGTAGTTCTCGATGACTGGAACGACAACCCCGAGATCCGCATACGCGCAGATCAGCAGGCCGGCGCAGTCGACAGCACGGCGCGAGCGCCCACGGTGGCGCCAAGGCACGCCCAGATAGGTGCGCGCCTGTTCAACTAGTTTGCTCATGGGGCGGTCGTGCCTCCGCCAAGGGACGCCGGTACAGTGGCGCCAGGCGTGTTGATTGCGTCGCCGTCAGCAATCGGGATCAGGGGCTCGCCGCGGTAGTGCAGCTTCCATTCCGTCGCGCTCACGCTGGAGAAGTGGGCCTTGCAGCCGTTGGCGCCTTCGACCCACTTCGTGCAGTCGGGGCGGACCTTGAAGGTGTCGCCGACCAGGATCGGGAACATGGTTTCAAACGTCAGCGTCATTGCGCCGCCCGCCGTCTGCGAGTCGACCTCGTAGGTGCGGCCGGCGTTCTTTCCGGTGAGCCACACCAGAATGCCGGGGACGTAGGTGTTGGCCGCGGCTCCGAGCGCGCTGGCCGTAAACGAACTGTTCGGCTCCGCGCCCGCGCTGGTGACGGCTTTCGATCCGGTGAACTCGGCGGATGCATCCTTGCCGCATGGAAAGCGCTGTTCGAACACGCCTCCCCCGGTGCCGATCGGCTGGCTTCCGTAGACCGCGCGGCAGGTGATCGAATCTTTCTCGACGATCGACTGCTTGAGCAACTTGCTCAACGCGGTGAATTCGGTCCAGAAGCTAAGACCGTTCTCGACCCGCATCTGCCCCGTGGTGCCGTAGCCGAGCACCACATGACCCATCGACAGGTCTTCATAGTTGACCTGGTAGATGGTCGCTTCGGCGTAGTCGTAGACGCCGGCCACGATGTCGGCCTCGCTTATCGGAAGGTCGAACTCCGGGATCAGGCTCTGCACTTCGGTGTTGTCGACCGTCATGTCGAGCGACGACACCAGAGCAGCCGGGACCATGCCGATCTTCGACAGGTACGCGACCGAGCCGGCGCCGTCGTTGTAGGTCACATCCCGGTCAAGCAGCGTGATCCCGATAGCGGAATAGCCGGGCGTGACGGGCTTGATCAGCAGCAACTGAGTGATGGTCGTCGACCCGGTGTTCAGGTGCGTCTGCAGCGCGGAAGGAACGGTGCGGGTCATGCCGTGATCGCCTCGACAAGATCAATCGTCACCGAGCCCGTGACAGGATCAGGACGGGTGAACGGGTAGAAGTCGGCGCCGAAGCGGACGCGAACGTCGAAGTCGAAGGTCGCCTTGATGACCTGGCCCGAGGGCCAAGTGCCAGTCGGCGTGACCATGCCCGTGAGGTCGTTGACGGTCACCGTGAGCGGCGAGCCGTTGGCCGTGATGCGGACCGTCGTAGCGATCGGAAGGAGGATGTTCCGTACAAAGGTAGTCGGGCCGAAGGTGTAGCTCCTCGTGAGCTGCCTCGGCGTGGCCGTGCCATCACCGTTCGCCATCGCCTCATTCGTCGCGCGGTAGTCGTTCCAGTCCTTGAACCGGAAGCTGTCCTTTTTCCCGCGCGCGGCCCAGAAGGCGACAAGGATCTCGTTCTGCGCGACAGCGTCCAGCAGCGCATAGTCCGCGGTGAACTTGTGATGAGGCAAAGCCCACTCGGCATTGCGGCGCTCCGAGCCGTTCGCCATCGAGACGACGCGCGTACTCCACTCCGGGCCGCCGCTGAAGCCCTGCTCGACGCGGCGGCTGAGGGCTGTATCGATGAAGGTCATTTCATTCTTCCGGCGCGACGAAGCGAGAGAGAAACATCATTGGAAATCTGAGTGCCGGTGCGCTGGTCGACCTGGCCGGGCTGGAAGTTGAGGTTGATGACGTTCCCGCCACCACCACCGCGCAGCACGTTGTTCGGGACGATGGTCCCGGCCTGGCGCGGGATGAAAAGCTCGGGACCGCGCTCGCCGACCATCGAGATGCGGCCGACCGGAGGGTTGCCGCCAGCAGCAAAGCCGCCGATCGTTCCCCAGCCGCCTTGCAAATTGATGAGGTTGTCGAGGGCATCGCCCGGCATGGAGTTCGCCATCGCCGTGGCCGCGCTGTTAGACGAGCCGCCGCCGAACAGGCCGCCGAGCATCCCGAGAATGCCGCCGCCGCTTTTGCTGTCGTTCGCCGCACCACCGAAGGAGTCACCGACCGATTGCACGTAGAGCGGGTTCCCCATGGTCGTCCCTCGGGGCACTGCACCAGAGCCAGACTTGCCGCCGCCCAGGCCGAGCATCCCGAGCCAGTTTTCTCCGGTCTCCTTGTTGCTTGTCAGGCCGCCGAAGAGCTTCGAGAAAATCGAATCCTTGTCAGAAACAGCACCCTGCAGCCACTCGGCGATCGGCTTCGTTAGCTGCTGCTCTACGATGCCCTTCGTGATCTGCTTGGCGATGTTCTCGCCGAGCTTCTTGAATGAAGCGCCCTTGTCACCGAAGATGGCCTCGGTCACCGAGTCAGAGAAGCCATTTAGGGAGTTGCTGAGCAGCGAGCGGGCGCGGCCGGCTGCGTCGTTCACATAGTCGACGTAATCGGCAAGGGCGGACTTGGCTCCGGTGCTCCAGTCCTCGCGCGCTGCCTTCTCGTCGGCAAAGAACTGCTTCTGCGCATCAAGTGCGGCGTTCAAGCCTTCCTTGATCTTGGCGGCCTCTTCCTTGTACTTGTCCGAGCCCAGCAGATGTTCTGGCGTGTTCTTAATCAGGTCGAGCTGCAGCTTGTTGTATTCGCGGAAGATGCCCCGCTGGGCTTCGACTTCCTGCCGGGCGCGCGCTCCGAGGCCGAAGGTGGCCCGCACGCGGTCATACTGATCGTTCTGCGTGTCCCGGCTCGATGCGATGGCTTCGGTACGCTGGCGCGAGCGCTCGGCGAACTGCTTGTCCAGTTGCTCGATGCGCTCCGCTTCCTTGCGGGCCTTCTCGCGCGCCTTGACCTCATCTTCGAGCGCGACATTCTTGTCGATCTGCGCCTTGATCGACTCTTGAGCGAGTAGCAGGCTTTTCTGCTCGGCGGTCAGCGTGCCCTTCGTCTTCAGGTCGGCGACCAATTGGGTGAACTTTGCGCGCTCCTTCTCCGAGGCGGTGAGCTTTTCGTCGGTGCTCAGTTGCTCCTTGAGCGTCGCCTCCTGCTGCCGCAGGCTCTCCAGCATCTTGGTCGCGGCATCGTCCCGGTATTCCTTGGTCGACCCGCCCGCGGCCTTCGGGTCTTTGAACTTGTCGTTTATGTTGGCAACGAGCTTGTCGTATTCCGGGCCGCTCGCGATCTTGCCGAGCGTCTGATAGTCCCGGTTCAGCTCAGCGATCGCCTTCGTGCGCTTCTCGGCGTTGCTCTGTACTTCGTTCGATAGGGTCTTGAGGCGGTCGGTCGCGCTGATCTTTGCTGCGTTCTCGCGCGCCTTCTCGCCCTCGGCGATGGCCTTCTCTTGGGCGTTGAGAGCCGAGCGCGAGAGCGCGGCCACGTCCGCCTCACCCTTGGCGACAGACGGCCCGTAGAGGCTCGCGTATGCGCCGCCCTTGGCGACCTGCGCGCGCGCCTCGTTCAGCTTCCCTTGAGCCTCGCCCATAGCATCGCCGATCGACTTCTCGCGCCCGATGCCGAGCATCTGGTCCCATGCCTTTTTGGCCCAGTCGGCGAGTTCTCGCCATTGCTTCTCAAGCGAGCCGGCTCCGGCCTCAACCCTCTTCAGGCGTGCCGTAGATTCGGTGGCGTAGGTTTCCTGCGCGAGAGCCGCGGCAGCCTCCTTATTCCCCTGCTCCTCAAGCGCACGAATGCGCTCGTAGGTCGCGAGGTTCAGGTAATGCATCGACTCGTTGAGCTTCGCCGATGCCTTGGTGGGCTCGTCGGCCAGCTTCACGAACGTCGCCGTCGCCTCGTCGACCGACTGGCCGAGCACGCGATTCATGTAGACGACAGCCGTCCCGACTTCAGTCAGGGAGGTCTTGGCGACCTTGCCGCTGTTCGCCAGCGCGGAGAGCGCTTCCGCGGCCGCGCCTTGCGTGCCGACCGTCTTGGCGATCTCCTTCGAGTAAACCTGCAACTGGCTGACCGTCGTCC